CTTGTACTCAGCGGTAAAGTACCACCCACCGAGAACTCCGACAAGGAGTCCAACGGTGAGTGCGATCAGCAGGTTCTTCAGGTCAAGCATCGCTCTTAGCCAGTGCCAGACCTTGCGTAGTCACAATGCGCAGAACGGCGTTGACTACAGGCAGACCGACTGCCACAATGGCGTAGAAGTTTGAAGGCAGGAATGGCTGAAGCACTCCTGTTCCGGCTTCAAGCGCAGCAAGCGCAGCCACAATGGCATTGACCCAAAGGGTCTTCGATTGGTACCAGGCTTTCATGGGTAATCCTTCCAGGGTAGTTGAAAATGAGGACCATCCTTCAACGTGGTCCAATCGCCGCCCCATTCAATGGGGATCTTCAATTCAGTTGCTGCCTTCTTCATAGCATCGGCCAGCTGGTTGTACAGAGGCCAATCCCAACGAACAGAACCATTGACGTAAGCACCAAGGTCCGCTGCATGACCAGTCAGATGGCGTGACTTCATGGTCTGGCTGGCTCCTGCCTTGACCAGTTGCTCCTGACGTGCAAGTGAGCGCACACCTTCAAGGACTGCAAAGTCGCAAGTCGTGATTTGAATGGCATGATTCACGACCTTCACGAGATCCGGATGGACCCCGCTCAGCCGGTCCTTCGATTTTTGGCTGAGCGAGAATGTCATGGTTTGTCCACCTTTCCATCTAACTTGTCTTCAATGCGGTCGAGTTTGTTGAACAGTGCCTTGCTCAGTTCATTGAAGTCATCTCGTTTCACGTAGGCGCCGGCAACCAGCACCTCGATTCCAGAAACCTTCTTCACGAGGTCGGCATCGGCTTTTTGTAGATCCTTGACGGCCTGCCAAACAGCATTCAGCAAGAAGCCAATCAAGCCTCCAAACCCAGCAAGAAGCCAATTTACGATTGTTTGATCCATTTGTGTTTCCTTGTTAGTTGAGGGCAACCCAGTCACCAGCACCGCTGCCGGTAGACTTGGATTTGTACCATTTGTTGGTGTTGGTGTCGAGATATTCTTCACCGATAAAGATTGAGTTTGTTGCAGGTGCTGTTGGAGCCTGGCGGAAACCATTCTGGCCAAATGGGTGCCAAGTCCCAGGCGTTCCTCCAGCTGTACACACCCATCCCAGTGGGGCACCATCACTAGGACCGCTGTTAAACACGCGGTCACCAGTCTGGTAAGTTCCGCCAGTACCAGTTGGGTCACCGCCAATGAGCGTGCGATTACCCAATCCATGGTTGTTGAATCCAAGGTTGTATGGACCAGAACCAGGCCGGAAGTATCCAACTGTCGGCGTGCCGCTGAAAGAATTTCCGTCGATGTAGACAGCATAGTTGACTGAGGACGAGATCATGAACCAGTAAGTAACCAGAGCGTCGCTCACCTTGGTGACGTTGTCCTTGAAGGTCACCACGCCATTGCTGAATAGCTCCCAGCAATAGTTGAGACCGTTGCGGTTGGGGTCTTTCACAAAGTTGTCTTGAATGGTCATGTCGACTGAGCACAAGCTGGCGGCACCAATTGGTTTGCCTCCCACGTTCAACAGCACGCAGTCTTTCATCTCAAAGCGACCGGTGTTACCACCCATAAAGTAGATGGCGTCACCGGAGCAGGTGTCGAGCGTTGAATCAGCCAACTTGACGTAATTCTCTCCCGTCATCTTCACCCAACGCCCAACCAACTCGGCATGGCTGTTGTTGATGGTGATCTTTGAGCCTGTCGAGATGTTGTAAGTCTCAGCAACACGATAAGCCGTTCCAGCACCGTAAGTTCCAAGGTTGGAAATTACTCGGCAGTTGTTCACTGTTGCGGTGCTGGCAAGAAGCTCAATAAATGTGCAAAAATAGTTTGAATCTGGAATGACTCCATATTGCGCTTGGTAATCAACGTTGCTGACAATCAAGTTAGCTGTGTTTACCGCTCTGATGAATGATCCGCGGTTATGGCCATTCATATTCACACCGTCAATCACTATGCCATTCGACGACGAGGTGCCATCAAAGTGGAACATCTCATCGTAGACCTCAAAGAACTTGTTATTGATGAACGTGGCAGCAGAAGCAAGTGTGCAGTGGGCGAAGACCTTGGTCAACTCATGGACATTGTTGATGAATGAACTAAACACCGTCTTGCCATAGAATGTGCCAGCAGACAAAGACCCAGTGTCGAACCAACACCCTTCGATGCGTGAGTCAATCAATGTTCCAGTGCCAAGCGCGCGAATGCACCAACCAGTGTACGCCCCTGAGGCTGTAAAACGCATGTCACGAATAACCATAGACAATGCACCATCAGCACCCTTAAGGATGTCAAAGATGGTCTCCATGCCGGCAGATGCCTCAAGATAGGTCTGACTCTTGCTGCCATACAAGGTCTTGCCAAAACTGTTGGCAATGTTTTTGATTTGAAGTGGGTTGGCAAGTGGGTATAAACCAGGTGGGAAGTAGATGATCTTATGCGAGGAGTCTAATGCTTTCTGTATGGCTACATCCACATACGATCCACCATTGTAAGACTTCACCATAGCAATCTCGGCCTCGGTCATAAAGTCAAACACACTGACCTGCTCCCGCATTTTATCTAGGGCATTGCGCTGAGTTGCGCCAACTCCTGTTTGTACAAAGGTCCCAAATGAAGTGGCACTGGCAGCCGTAAAGACAAATCTTCCTTTGCTGTCTTTCACGGTCATGGAGAAGTCGTTCTCAGAGCAAAATACGCGTGCTGGTGTGCCTGTTCGTGACAGGTAACCATTAGTGGTCCTAATAGGTTGAGCAACTGGCTGCGTCCCATCAATGTCCCAATAAAGTTGAATGGGATTAGTTTCGGGGTTTTGGCCGGCTGTCCCTACATACACTGTGCCATTTGAAAGCGGTGACCCGGCAGTGTCAAAGAACTGTTGGAAGGGCGATTGAACTTGTAGCATGTGGGCTCCTTTTATTCACCGAGAGCCCGCTTGACGCGAGCACGAGTTTTTGCATCTTTGATGCCTTTGGTTGCCAAGCGGAAGCTTGTCATGATTGGTGCAGGCACTCCAGCCGTGCCGCTGATGGCAATGTCCATCATGCCCGCAAGAACGCTAGCTGTGTTGCTTGTGTTAACAGCTCCAGCAGGCGTTGTGAGCACGTCTTTAGCCACGTCATTGATGGTACGCAGCTGTTCAGCGCCCTTCTTGCCAAACACAAAGTCGAGCTTCCCAGACTTGTCTAGCTGAGTGATGACACGGTCGAGTTGTCCAGGTGACAGAACAGCATTGCCAAGTTCATCACGGCCAACTCCCTTGGTGGCCTCGTCACGCATGAACTTGAGCGTGCCGCCCTGCAGCTCCTTCCAAGCCTGCTGGCCATTTTGACCCTCGGTCTGAAGTAGCCGACGCACTTGGCGTACCGTGTCAAGTGACGTGGATGGGTCAATGACTGAACGGCGGAGCACGTCTTCCATGGCAATTGACCTGTCACTTGAACCACGCTTCTGCCCAAGCAGGTTCTTCACCAACCCGATGTCCTCGTAGTCTCTGCTAAACCGTGCGCGAGCAGCGCGGGCCTGCTTGTACATGTTGCCGCCCAGACCTTCGGTCGAAGCGTCGATGAGACTTCGCATCTGCGAAGCTTGCATGATGTTGGTTGGCTCAGCGTTTGTGGCGCCACCGATTGAGCGACGGAACAGCTCAGCCGTCTTCAATGACACAGGCTGGGCAACCAGTGTGCCGTCAGGCGCCTCTGTGGCCACGCCAAGCTGCAGGGCCTTGGCACGAGTTGCCTTGAGCACGTTGGCAACCTCAGCTTCAGGCGCATTGTCAACCAGATGCTTGACCACTGTGTCGAGCTTGACAGGTGCCTCCATCTCGCCGGCCTTCTCAGCCTCCTTGTACAGAGTACGAATGCGCGTCTTGTCACGAGCAGCACGGTCACGAAGCGCCTTGTCTACTGTCAGGCCAATGGAGCGCAGGTCAGGTGCTTCTGCGCCAGTCATGTCAATGAAGGTCTCGAGGTTTTGCTGGAGCTGCTTGTTCTGAGTGGCGAAGCGCTCGCGGATGGGCGCACCGACGTCAGGCAGCTTGGCTGTTTCGCGCTCGAACCGCTGTTGCTCGAACTGCCGTGTCTTCTGACCTTCTGTCAGTTTGATCGGGACAGGGAGCTCCTCTGCCTTTGCTTGGCGGAGAGTGCCTATGTCCACACCAGCAGCTCCGCCGCTTGCGGGGGTCCCAGGGGTCGGACGCTTGGGTGCGGCTCCTGGCATCATCTCACGAATCGGCTCAGTAACTTTGGCCACGGCCTGACCGGCTCGCTTGGTGGCAGCCACAACAGGAGCTGCGACACGAGCCGCCGTTGCGGCAACTGCTGGCATAGCGGCCTTGGTGCTAGTTGCTACGGCTCCAATAGGTCCGATAACTGGGATGACAGGAGGAACGTTCTGGAGTACTTCGCCGACAGCCTGTACTTGCTCTTGGCCTGACTGAGTGCGAGGCGCGTAGGTCAATGCCTGAGCTCCCTGCATAGCTGACTGCTGAACCAGGTTGGCTGCCTCCTGGCTGCCGAACTGGCCAGACAGGATCTGCTCAGCCAAACCTTTCAACGTGCCACCGATCAGACCAGCTGTGCCACCGACCGCGCCTGTACCAATTGTCAGAGCAGCTTCACCGGTGCCAATAATCTTCTCGCCTAGTGATGGTTCAACATACTCAGGCGTCGTGCCGGTCACAACCGTGTCCGGGATCTGGTTTGTAGTATCTTGGCGAGCCTTGACAAGCACAGCCGCCAAGCGCCGAGCGGCATCAAGGTCACCCGCCTTGTCGGCGTTGACCAAGGCCTGCTCAAGTTCTTGGAGTGTTGCCATTAGCGGGCTCCCTGAGTGTACTTCTTCACAAGCGCATCGATGTCACTGCCAGACGTGCTTACGGCCGGAGTGTCAGGAATGGTCTCAGGTAGACCTGAACGAGCAGTCATGTTCTTGCGCGCCTTCATGACCAGACGCTGGGCTTCACGAACGTTCTCAAGCAAACGCTCAGGAGACTGCTTCAAACTGAAGTTCTGCAGAGCAGCTTGGAGCTTCTCGCCTTCAGCATTGGACAGAGCACCCATGCCCTTAATGTTCGGGATCTGGGCCATAAACGACTGTGAGCCAAGTGTCTCGACCAGAGCCTCGAAGTCGGCAGTGTCTTGGCTGAGAGTGGGCATTCGCGACGACACCGGGCCAGCTGCCGACCCGATGACTCCGATGGGAGTCTTCAGGATGCGGTCAGCCGTGTTGAGCATGTTGTCCATGTTCGTGCGGGCAGACTCAAGGTCAGCAGCTTTAGTACGTACAGCTTCATCGCGCTTCTGGACCATGTCCTGCAGCTTGAGTTGGTTCTCCTCACGCTTGATCTGGTTGCCCTCACGAGCAATCTGAGCGTTGAGGGCTGCAATCGAGGCGTTCTGCTTCGCGATCTTGATGTCCTCTTGGATCTTCGTGATGTCCCAGCCTTTCTTCTGCAGGTCGAGCACAGCACCAGACTCCGCGAACTTGGCTTCGACCGCGGCCTTCTGAGCCTTGGCCTGTGACTCAGTCAACTTCGATGGTTGAAGCTCTGCGTCACGACGTTCACCTTGGAGCTTTGTGAACGTCTCGGCAAACTTGTCAGGACCCATGGCCGAAGCCAGAAAGAGACCAGTGGAGGTCTCAGCCGTAGCCGGGTTGAGTTTGACCAACTCGGCTACTGTTTCAGCAGCCTTGGCATCCTGCTCCATCCCAGCATTGCGCGCAGCTGCAGCTTGCTCAAGTAAAAGTTGTTGAGCAACCTCAGGTTTTCCAGCTTGCATAGCTGCGTATACTTGTGAAGCCTGCTTGATACGAGAATCTTTCTGCTCTGAGCTGAGCACGTCGTAGGTTTTCTTGAAGTTCTCGCTCAAGCTGGGATATTTGACCATCATGCTGGTCAAGGCAGACGGAGTCGGGTTGCGAGACAACGCTCCGAGGTCAGAGTCCATCTGTGCCTGCTTTTCACGGGCTGCCTGCAAATCAATAGCTTTCTGCTCAGCCAGATTGTGCTGTGACATCATGTTTGAGATGTTGAGAGCATTTTGAACTCCGCCCATGACCGACTGAGTTGGGTCTGGGACGTTGAGCATGTAGTTGAACGGTTGAGCCATGTTAAAACACCTTCAGAGCTTTGAGCGTGGCAACATTGCCAATTGAGCCGCCGATATTTCCCCACATCTGAGCCTGCGCCTGACCTTGGGCCAGAGCGGCGCCTGCAGCTGCCTGACCTTGCTGCGTCAAAGCATTGCCAATGTTAGCGCCAGTCTGCTGGGCTGCAGCTGCTTGACCGGCGGCTGACGCCTGACCGAGACCGGAGATGGTACCAAGCTTGCTGAACTGGGACTCGATCAACTGGCTCAGTAGCTGCGGGCGAAACTGGGCAAGAGTTGCCTGCACATTTCCACCGCGCAATCCGCCCGTTGCCGAAGCGTTCTGTAAGATGGCATTCTCGCCTTGTTGCATCATCGACTGAAACTGTGGCGATGATTCAATGCCGGCAATTGCCTGTTGCTGAGCAGCGGGGCCGGCCAAACCAAGGAGTCCCTGCTGCCCACCTAAAGCTTGCTCTCCGGCCTGAGAGTACGGTGACAAGAGTTTTTGAACGGCGTCAAACTGGCGTTGTTGCTCCTCAATTGATGCTTGACTTGATGCTGTTTGAGCTCCAGCCGCAGTTGAGGCGGCGTCAGATTGAGCGCTGCTGGCCATTGCCCCAGTGACGACAGAGCCGGCCACTACGGCTGTTGCGATCCATGCCATTTTAATTCTCCAAAGTAGGTGGTGTGGTTGCCTGAACGAGAACGCCAACTTTTGGCTGATTATTCACGTCGTACAGTGATAGTCCGTCGTCTGACATCAGCTCTTCTTCGAGGTTGTCGACAGATACCTGGTCGGTTTTGTGAACTGTCATGACAACAACGTCTGTGACAGAAAACACAACACGTTTTGTTCCAACAGGTGATACCACAACGTCGCCAGGTCGCAAAGTGTAGTTTTCACCCTGGCCAGCAACCATCAGTTCGCCCACACAACCAATGAACATGTGTTCAGTATTGTGGACTTTACTGACAATAATTCTTCCGGCCGGTATGGCAATGCGGCGGCAATACATGCCACCACCAAAGAAGTGGGTTGTGGTCATGCCAGGCGCTTGTGGAAGTTGCACCATTGCGCTTTGAAGCGCCTCCACATCGTCCCGCGTTGCACGGGGCTCCTGGACTTCATTACTTGATCGCTCAGCCAGCATTCAAACTCTCCTTTTTTCAGGGCGGTATGAGCTGCTGGCTGCTCGTTAGGCTCAGCTGCTGTGGCATCTAGTACCACAGGTGACCGGATAATAACACGTATCCGGTCACCTTGTAAACATTAGGTTATCTCACGGCCAGAGGCAGAGATAGTCAGGGCTGCCGCCGTACCAGCTAGTGTGGAAATAAACCCGCCGACCTCAAGTGTCTGCCCCACAAGCTCGGGGCAAAGGTACGTTTGGCCAGGGGCAATTGTCTTAGGTGCTAAGACCAAATTCCCATCTCCTGCAGCTCCTGCAAGAGCCACAAGATTTACGCTAAGCACTGCATTTGAAGCACTGGTATTTGTTACAGTGAACTTGTCAATGATAGTTTTGCAATTTTCAGCTGTGTATTGGCCAGTTTGTGCGGCCTCAGCTTGTTTGCGTGGGATGATGTTTTTTACAATTACAGTCATGACCTAACTCCTTTTAAGACTTCCGATTTGAACTTTTCAACTACTTCCTGAGTGTGCACAATAGCACAAATTGCCGAGACTCTTTGGTCTTGGGCTGACAAATCGTCCCCCGGGTTAACAACGTGCCTGTGAAAAGATGACGACAGAAGCGCGCCATCTTCAAACACTCGGGTCACAGTCCGGACAAGAACACAACCTTCTTCTGTCACTTCAATCTTGTCCACGGCAGTTTCTTTTGTGAGCATAGTTTCTCCTTAGTATCCTGAAGCTTCGTAAGTGAGCGTAAACCAAACCATATCACCAGCAGAAAAAGCTGAGATTGGAAGATCAACACTTGCAGCGTTATCCTGCATTTGTGAAACGAATAACGCAGTGCCAAGGCCTGACGACGTAAACCCGATTGTGGCGCCGACAGTCCCAGCACTTAAGTCGACACCGTTATGGTTGAACCCGCCTGCGCCGTATGACGTACTGGCTCGCTTGTTGTATGGCATGCCTGTAATGATCATGTACGCGCCACCACCACCTGTGATTGTTCCTGCAAGCGTGATCAAACAGTTTATGGTGACCATTCGACCTACTTTGACGTAAGTAGCAAAATAGGCCGACATCTCATAGGTGCCATTTGGAGATGCGCCCTTAAGCACAGGAGTCCAAGAACCTTCTTCGTAATGGTCAAAGTAATTTGCTGATGTCAAACCTCCCATGTAAAGACCACCACTCACAACTGGGTTAGTCAACGTCTTATTAGTCAACGTCTGTGTGTTGGTTGTTCCAACGACAGCACCAGTTGCTCCGTGTACAGCACTGGCACCAGTATGGGCGTCCAACTCGGCTTGCGTGGCCATATCAACTGCAAACCCTGGGTTTGGGTATGTACCGCTAAGGACGCCGCCAGCCGCCCCTGATGGTGCAGTGCTTGAGACAGCAATGGTGATTGAGCCATCGGCATTTGTGATGGCTACGTTAGTTCCGGCGGTGATCGTGGCATTGACCCAAGCTTTCAATGTGGTGTCATAAATCAGCAACTGGCCAGCAGCACGTGCACCAATAATGGCATCAGACAGAGTGTCAATCGATGCAGGCAAAGTAGGCGGAAGAGGGCTGTCCTCCTGAGCGACTACATCTGCAGCTTGAACTAAACTAGCCTCTTGCAAGGTTGCGACAGGTGGAAGAGGATCATCTTCGCTAGAGTCTGAACTGGGCTCAGACAATGCGATGAGTTCCAGACTGTCGGCGATTCTATTCAAAGCCCCAAGTGCTTCATTGGATTTAGCGTCGGCAATACTTGCGTCGATTGAAGCCTCTTGTGTTAATCGGTACAATGTTGCGACATCAGCAGGAGTCAGGTCGCCAGCAACTACGAATAATCGTTCAAAGCGTTTGATGGCCTCAGCATCCGGCAAGAACTTGCTGAGTTGGTCTCGTGACAGTGATTTTGGGTCTGCCATAGTCAATACGCCAAAGGTTCAATACGGGCTTCGAGGCGCGCAAATGATAGGTGGGCCTGGCTGTCTCCGCTAAAGCGTTGGATCCTCCAGTTACGCATATTTCCTTGCTGGAGCCAAGACAGTCGCTTTGTTCTGTCACCTCGCTTACCAGCCTTGATGGTCCGCAATTGGCTCCAAGTTTCACCGTCAACTGAGTATGAGGTGCTGATGGTTGGGTCCTTGCCAAACTCAACTCGGCCAGTCAATGCAACAAGCTCAAGCTCATGAAAGATGGCGCCACGGCCTTCGTTGTATACGATCATCGTGCCAAACTCCCAGCGCACGTCATCCCCATAGTGAGATGAAATGTTCTCAACAAGATAGCCGTGCTTATTGCTTGTTGGGTCGGTGCATAGCCACTTGTTGTAACACCAGACAAAGTTGCGCGCGCGATACTTACTGAAACCTTCTAAGCTTGATGTTAGATGAAACCAGACAGGCTCTTGAAGTTGCTGTGAGGCTGCCATGTCATAGACTAGTGTTCTGTCAGACAGGTGGATGTACAGGTGTTGGTGGCTCTTATCATTGCGGGCCTCAACTACGCATCGTGACAGTTCTGCCTCAGTGTATAGAGCCAAAATCTGGTCAATCTCCATAGTTGCCACTTTGACGGCATTAGAGTTTGCGCCAAGATAGACTGATGGAGCCTCGTTGCGCCCACTTCCTACAAATGCCACAGTGTCGGCAAAGACACAGCAGGCATGAGTGCCAACAACGCCTTTCTGGACCTGTGCGCCATCGATTCGCTGGAACGGAAAGAAGTCTCCACCAATATTGTCAAAGACCTCAATGGTGTTTTGATTTAGTGCATAGACCTCATTACGTAGCTTGAGGAGTGCGACAATAGGATCTGGGTCTGCTTCTGAGCTCCCATACTTTAGAGGATTGACGGCAAAAGGATCGTTGAGTTCAGTGACGACGAGATGCTCGCCATCAGTTGTCATGAAGTAGCCGTCAACCCATACGAAGTCAATGACAGTGCCAAGGTCGCCATCGGTGACGCTAGTAAGAGACGTGCCGTCGTAATAGAAAAGGCTTCCTGCTGATGAGATGCCAAGCCGGTCAAATGAGTAGTCGAACGTAACGGGCAAATTGTCTGACCCAACGTTGCCAAGTACTGCAGTTGATCCGCTTTCAGCAATACGCACAAGACTAGTGCCCATCACTCGGTAGCATTGGCCATTCCAAGTAATGCCACCACGGTCAGGTCCTGGACCAGTGCCAAATTGGACGATTCCATCGGCTGGGCGCAGGTATCCATTAGAGATCCCCTGCTCCTTAGGCACTGGCACCATGTTGACTGGGTACGAGGTCCGGAAGTCTGGACTCCCATCTGTGTAGACACCGCTGAGGATCGGGATTTGCATGTCGTCTCCTTAACCGACACGGTACCAAGTGTCAGTGACGGCATCAAAGCGCAGGCAGAAGAACCCATTGGCGGTCAAAGCAGTCGGGGCTCCAGTCACTGTGGCGCCATTGCCAGACACTGTCAGTGTAGTCACGGCCTGCGTGCAGTTGACAAGTATCTCCTGACGGTCAACACAGTTGGCCACGGCAGGAAGAACTAACGTGCCCGCAGCAAAGCCAGCAGTTGGTGTGAGTACCAACCACACGCTATCAGAATCATTGTTGACTTGGATGCTGAACGCGGTGGCGCTTGGAGCTGAGTACTGAGTGATTTTGTCGTCAGCAGCAGTGATGCCTTCTTGGAAGAATGTTTTTAGCAGTGAGAGTGAAACTTTGCGCGCATCGCCGTTTGACTGCGAGTAGATGGGCACCTGGTCACCGGGCTGCACCTCGTCCGTAGATGAGAGCTGATTGATTTGGGGCATATTTGGTTCTCCTAGTTGAACTCGATTGGACCGTCTTCACCTGCAAGCAGAGGATCGACAGGGCGGCGAAGGAATGGGTCATCGTAGACCCGCCATGGTTTGTTGCCAGCGCCTGAAGGCATCGTGCCTGGGAGTTGTTGCTCAGGCGGCATGGCAGCACGTGACAGCAAAGTGTCGTAGGCCATCTTGGCAGACGCCTTGGTCTCCGCCGCCACTGTCTTACCAAACCCAGGGGCAAGACGGATACCGAGATTCAGGTAGACGGCCTCATTGGCGGCATCAGGCACATTGGTCTCTTCATCAAGGTCGGCGTTCTGAGGGCTTGATGATATGGGGTAACCAAGCCGAATACCTTTGGCATTCCATGCGGCCATCATGGAGTCCAGTCGGTTCAAGGCACTTTGCAGCTGCTCAGGAGTCAGGTCGAAGACGTAAGCCGCCAACCCGACTTCTTCGAAGGCCTGTGTGACGAATTGGCGCTTAGTCCAGCCCATGATTACTCCTTGGCGAGTGCTTTGGTGATTGAGGCACTGAGTTCAGCATCAGTCGTCTTCTTACCGAACTGGATGCCCAGCTCTTTGGCCTTGGTCTCGAGCTCAGCACGAGTTGGCGGTGTGTCATCAGACTTCGCAACGACAGGTTTGTCGTGTGCATCAATGGCCTCAGGCAGTGTGGCGAACCAGCCATCGGCCAGCTTTGTATCGAGTGCTTCTTGGTCAACAGCAGCAGCGTAGTCGTACGTGCCACCAGCGCGGGAATGCGGGCCTTTGCCCTTGTAGACGAGCGTGGGGAACTGGTCGTCAGCAGCTTGAACTTGTGCGGTCATTTGGTATCCTCAGGTGGATTGATCAACAGGTTGAAGAAAGGGGCCGAAGCCCCTTCCCTCAATCAGCTTAGGTTTGGCTGAACATCATCAAGCCGGCCATTTCAGGCTGCTTGCAGACCACACCGAAGAGAGTGTCCAAGCGGTACTTGGTCTTCATCGTGTCGATGTCGTAGAACTTCTGCATGACCAGTTCGATGCCCTGATCGGTGGAGGCGCGCATCACTGCGGTGCCTGCATCGGTTGGGACTGCGTAACGGCCGGGCAGGATTTCCAGAGCGTCCTTCTGCCAGAACGGGTTGGCGTAAGCAGCCACGGTGTTCAGGAAGACGATGGCCGAAGCTGCAGCCTTGGTGTTCACTACACAGTTTTGGTACTGGGCAGAAGCATCAGCGGCCACCTGGTTGCTGATGATCGGAGGGCTGATGACCAAGGTCGTGCCGCCAGCAGGTACGCTGATGACGCGGAAGGTTTTCAGCTGGCCGGTATCGCCCTTAGTGATGTGATGCACAGCGTTCACAGCAGCGATCGTGAAGGCGTCACCAGCAACCACGCCAGCAGAACTGGACACAGTCACGGTCTGGTAGCGGTTGTCCACGTTGATCTTGCCACCAACAGAGGTGCTGGTAGCTTGAGGCGTGTAGTAGTTGACCGCAGCGTCACGGGTATCGATCGTCAGACCGGCACCTCCACCTGCAGCAGCCACGCGGTTTGCGTAGTCAAGCTTGTAGGTGTCGAAGGACGCGATCATGCCAACGTAGGCACGACGGTAAGCTTCCTTGGGCATGTCGGTCACGTTCTGACGACCAGCCAAGTTGCTTGCCATGCCGTTGTAGTCACGCGTGCTGAGGGCCAGGTAGCGGTCGTACGAAGGCACACCTTGCTCGTTCATGATGGCTTCGCACTGGGCGACGTCATCAAAACCAGACGCAGCAGCCGAGCGCTTCACAAACAGGGTACCTTGAGCAGATGCCACGTTCATGAGTGCCACGTTGATGTCGCTGGCCAGTTTCTGCTTTGCGCTATCACCGAGACGACCTTCTTGCAGGGCATCACGTAACTCTTTGGCATTCAAGGTCCATGGCACAGTCTTGCTGAAGCCAATGGTGGCTGGCACAGACAGCTGGGTCATGTTCTTGTACAGAGCGGAAATGTCCGTACCAGGCGCACCGTCGATAGACGTGGCGATGTACGGCTGAGGACGCCAGATGATGTCGTTGGTGCGCTCCATCATCGTGGAGTCAGTCGCGTAGGTGGCGACATTGCGGCTCAGGACCAAGGCGTCATTGAAGCCTTCGAGGATGTCTTCGAACGCGACGCGTTCTTCTTTGGAAAATGCATTTGCCATGATTGGCTCCTATTTCAAGATTGGTTTACTTGGCCGCTTGCTTCGACTTCTTGTACTGAATGACCTTTGTGAAGTCACCAGACTTTGCCGCCTCAGTGCGCAGCCGCTCGAGGGTTGAGTCCACAGTCACAGACTTGTTGCCAGTTCCCTGGACAGTGCGTTCCGGTGCTGTGGCTGCTTTGCGTTGCGTAACTTTCAATTGAGTCTCCAGTTTAGCCACCGCAAAAGCAAATTTCACGGGGTCGGTGATGGTTGAGATTTCCTTCGCTTTCTTCGGGTTCTTGCCCAGCGCGTAGATAACCAATGCAGGGTTCTCAGCTCCTTGCAGCACGATGCCTTGCTGCGTGACATTGAAGACGTCCTGGGCTACTGCCTCGGCATCATCAAAGTCCTTGACCTTCAGCTCAGCTTTCGCTTTGCCGTAAGAGTCCAGTTTGGCCTGCCAAGCTTTCTGCTGCTCTTTCTGTGCAGCTTCGGCCTGGGTTGCAGCTTGATCGGCTTCACGTTTCCGGTCGTACCAAGCTGTCAGTGCTTGCTCGAACTTTTCAGTGTCGTAGTCGTGGTCTTCGAGAGTAGGCTTTTTGCCCAGGGCTGCCGGCTTGGTCTCAGCAGTCTTGGTGGCGTTGAGCTTGTCTTCCAGTTCACGGATGCGGCGCTTGTCCTCGCGGTTGGTCTTGCGTAGTTCACGAACCCATTCAGGCGCTTGAACCTCTTCCTCGGTGGGCGGCGTTTCCTCACCAATGGTTACCACAACATCGTCGGACTCAGTGGCAGTTTCCTGGGCGCCTTCACCTTCGTTGTCATCGGACTGGGTTTCGCCGGTGTTACCGTCTTCGCCCTCGCCGTCCACAACCGTGGTTTCATCTTCCAAGGTTACCACTTCATCGTCTGTTGCTGCTTGGCCGTCTGCCTTTTTGCTCATTTTCAATGACCCCATTCAAACTCACCCATTAAAGCGGCTGGGTCGAAACGAGATAA